AGCACCACCTTGACATGGTGGGGGTCGTTGGTTCGAATCCAATCGCGCCTACCAAATTTGGTAGATATCACTCGGAAAGTGCGCCGCCACGGCGATCAAAAGTGGCCTTGAAAAAGGCGTTGATCGTTTTGCACTGGAGAGTGACATGTCCGTGACCCTGAAAGTCCTCATCGAGGGCTACCTGGCGGCCAAGGATCGTCCGAGTGACGTTCCTGGCCGACTGGTTTTCTGGCTTGATGCCTTGGGCGACCTGCCCATTACCGAAATCACCCCCGAAGCTGTTGACAGCGCCATCGTGCGTCTGGCCGAGCGTGGCCGCCTTCAACCGCGCCGCCATTCGGAACATGCGCCCACGGGCAAGCCCCTGGCTGGCGCAACCCTGACCCGCTACGTCAGTCAACTCGCTGGCATCTTCAAGTACGCCCGCAAGCAGCGGCTGGTGCCACGCACCTGGACACCGCCCACGCGCGGCATGGATCTGCCAGAGCCTGCCCCCATCAAAACCAGCTACTTCACCAGCAGCGACATTGATCGCCTGGTGAAAGTGGCCAGGATGCTCGATACCAAGTGGCGGCGAATGCCTGCACTGATCCAGGTGGCCTTTTGTACGGGCTTGCGCGCGGGCAACCTCAAGGAACTGCGCTGGGACCACATCGACCTGGACGCCGGAATCATTCGGGTTGAAAAGACCAAGAACGGCCAACCCATCACCTCTGTGCTGTCCACTGCCGCCAAGGCCGAATTGGCAAGCCTGCCTGGCCAGAAAGCCGGGGAACTGGTTTTTTGCAATCGGGCAGGGCTGCCCTACACCTGGCGCAAGCTGTGGCTGAAAATCACCGAGCAAGCGGGGTTTGAGGGGTTCAACTTCCACTTGTTGCGCCACTCTTGCGGCAGCGCAATGGCCAGCGCAGGAGTCGGGCAGGCTGCGATCATGGAGGCCATGGGACACCGCACCCTGCACGCCTCGCGCAGGTACCTGCACCTCAATGTCCAAGCCAGGGCTGAAATCGTAAATAGGGTATTTGGATGAACAAGAATAAATTACCAGCTGATGAGCAGACCTCGTCCAGTTCATGGGGAAAATCCTGGGATGCCTCAGATGAGTTTGGGTATGTCAGAAACGAGCCTTTTCGGATCGCATGGATACATGAAGATGACGAAATTGATTCGATGGACCCTGAGTCATTGAAGAATGCCTTGCGCGAAATTCAAGAAATTTACTTGGCCACATTGTCAAAGCTTGACAGGATGGAAGTCACAGAAAAAGTAAAAAAGCGCAATCCTTTTGCCCTTGAATTGATCGAGCAAGGCGTTCGTGATGGCCTTACGGATGAGCAGTTGGCTGACATCCTTGGGGAGTCTGTAAAGTGGGTTGCAAATCTTAGACGCGAGTCGCAAGAGGTCGGGTATTTTGATTCGATGCTTAAACCACGAGGCCGCCCCAAGCGGAAAAACCCAGACGCTTCAAGGTCCAAGTCCAAGTAATCAAGTCGCCTTCTGGCGACTTTTTTTTGGCAAAAAATTTCCCGAGGTCCGGATATTTTCATCTGTCCATAACCTTGCGTTCTACGCCGTGGCGGCGTGTTTTCCAGTAACGCAAGGAGTATCAAATGGAGGCTATCGCTTCTGACCTGAACGCACTTCAAAGTGCCGAAGAGTGGCGCACCCAGCGAGCGTCCTCAGTATTTCCAACGCCGGGATCGTGGTCCTGGTTTAAACGCAAGCATCGTGACAGCCTGGTCAAGGCTGGGGCACTGGTTCTGGGTTCTGGGCGTATGTGCGATCTGGTGCATGCAGGCCGAATCAGTAATGCTGTTCAGGAGATTTTGACCAAAGAATCTTTGGCGCGAATTTCCCAGCAACGAACCGCATGACCCACCCATGCGGCAGTACAAACCCAAACCTGGCGCGCAGGAAGTGCTCCCGTTATTCCCGGAGCTTCCTATGCCTTGCGCCCAAAGAAAGGCCCCTGCGGATGCCGGTCCGGCAGGGGCCAACAGAACAGACCAATGTCCGAAGAGCGGACGCCACCATGGTGTCGTGCTTGTCACGGTCAACCAACTCGCAGGCGGCCGATTCTTTTTCTTCCACGCCAGTGACAAGTGGCTGATTCAGTCAGGGCTTATCGCCAGCAGACACCTTCCGCGCCAAGACATCGGCCACCTGGTGGTCATCAACAACGCCAAGACATTTGGGCAGGCAGTTCGCCTGCATGACGGAAATGTCGGCCTGACCATTGATGCAGACGAAGCCAGAGGCCGTGACAAGGGCTTTCTGACCTTCCTGGATGCCATCTACGAAAAGGATGCCTTGCAGTCGTCAGAGGCCACGCAAGCGCCAGGTGGTGAGCGGAGGGGCAACTGATGGCCCGCGCCCGCAACATCAAACCAAACATCATGGCCAATGAGTCTCTTGGTGAACTGCCACCACTGACTCGACTGTTGTTCATCTATCTCTGGATGCTTGCCGACAGGGATGGACGCCTGGAGGACAGACCCAAACGCATCGCAGCTATGGCGCTACCGTTCGATACTGGAGTCGATGTTGATGCCATTTTGAATGACCTGAACCGTACCGGCTTCATCGTGCGGTATGAAAGCGGTGGTCTGGCTTGCATTCAAATCGCAAACTTTTCCAAGCACCAGTCCCCACATGTGCGTGAGGTGTCTTCCGTGTTGCCAGCTGTCCCAGATGACTGCCTGGCGAGCAAATCAGAAAGCACAGCCAAGGCAGTGCCAAGGCAGTGCCTAGGTGATGCTGAGTCATCGCCTAGATCGCCTGATTCTCTGATACCGGATTCTCTGATACCGGATTCTCTGATACCGGATTCTCTGAATGATGAATCCGAGTTGGTGTCGTGTGAACCTGTTGTTCAGGGACGCAAACAAATCAACCTCCTGAAAAAAACCTCCTTGCCCGAAGGTTTCACCATCAGCGAGCGGGTTCGACGGTGGGCAGCACAGCGGAGCTATGACCGTCTTGATGAGCACTTGGAAACTTTCAAGCAAAAAGCTGCCGCCAACGGCTACACCTATGCGAGCTGGGATGACGCCTTCATGGGGGCGATCCGTGACGACTGGGCCAAGTTAAGGGCGAGTGGCAGAAGGTTAGATCACTTCGCTGTTCTACAAAAAATTGCAAATGAGAAGCCAGTGACTGTTGTTGATGAGGAAGGCTCTGTCATCAATGACCATGGCCATTTACCTTACTGATCGGGAGATTCACATGCAGCAAATGTCGACAAGAAACCCATGGCTAGAAGTGCGGCAGATCAATGGAACAAGGCTGTCCTTGATGGATCACCTTTTTATTCGGTTTTCCGGTATGTACCCGAATCGTTGGCGCGCAGCTTTTCCAAGCGAGGACTCAATTCGCAATTGGCGTGAAGCCTGGGCAGACGCATTTGCTGATGAGGGAATCACGCCTCAGCAGATTGCCGATGCCGTGCGCCAATGTCGCCGCCTGTACGAATGGCCCCCATCGATCACGGAATTTCTCAAGGCCTGCAAGCCGCATCTGGACGCTGAGTCCGCATTCAGCGAGGCGTGCGAGCAGATGCGCCTGCGCGAAGATGGCCGCGACAAGTGGAGCCATCGCGCCGTGTACTGGGCAGCCGTGGAGTTCGGAACCTGGGACCTGCGCAATGCGTCCTGGCAAACCGCCAAAGGCCGATGGACCCGGCTGCTCACCGAGAAGCTGGCCCAACAGGATTTGCCCGAGGTGCCCTCGCGCCGAGATGCTCTGCCAGCACCAGGCCAAGCCACCGCCGACCCCGAGAAGGTGCGTGCACTTATGGCCGATTTGCGTAAGAAATTGGGTATCAAGTCGGCCCAACCGCCTGCTAGACAACGTTCAGGAGGGTCTGCAAATTGAGCATTTTTACGTGGGGCGTGAACGCCCTTGTGACCGCCAAACCCGAGCCTACGCCGGAGCGCTTCAACCCGCGCCCGCCAGGCGTCATCCGGGAAGGCAGCGCCACTGCCGCAGTGTTGGCTTTCCTGCTTTCGCATCGCGGCAAGCGATTCAGTGCCTACCAAGTGATCCACGCCACCGGGTGCACCACGAAAGCCACCAGTTGGGCACTGGTCTACCTGCAACGGCAGGGGTTGATTGATGCCACCAGCGATCCAAGAAATGAACGGTACCAGCGATATGAGTGCAACGAAAAAACAGAATCAGCGCAAATCTCAGAGCCCAGAACTCAGGAAGGCAATAAAGGCTTGGCGGGAAATGGTCCACCGCTGCGAAAACAAAAACCGGAAGGACTGGAAGTACTACGGGGGAAGGGGAATTTGTGTGTGTCCGGAGTGGACCAGGAATTGTCAGCAGTTTCTGCGGGATATGGGCCTGCCGCCAAGTCTGGACCACTGGCTGGCCAGAAGGGACACAAGCGGACATTTCACACCCGACAACTGCCTCTGGACAACACGGGACGAGCAGATGCGCAGGAGAGCGTTTTGTCGCCAGGTAGTGGTGGACGGTCGTGTGATGACTGCCAAAGAGGCGAGTCAGTTGCCCGACATGCCAACCCGAAATGCAGTGGTGCGCAGGTGGACATCCGGCCTGAGGCTCAAGGGCAAAGGTGTGATGTCCAGATCACTGAAATGGCTGACCTATCAGGGAAAGACGCTGCCTTTGATGGTTTGGGCGCGGAGTCTGGGCATACCCCCAGACCGACTCTATCAGCGACTGCGAAAGGGCATGCCGATCGACAAGGTTCTTAGCCCTCAAAAGTTGCCCACAACACCTAACAGAAAGACCAGACCATGACCATCGACCGAATTGAAAACTACGTGCACACCAGCCTCGCAGGGGCCGGGTTCGTGATCCTTGACAGCCAAATCGCCTGCACCTTGCGTCCCGACCTGTGGGGGGCCAATGGTGGCATGGAAGCCGCCCACGAAATGGCCAGGCCGCACAACCGGAACAAGATAGCCGCTATTGCTGGCCATCGGTTCCTGCTTAGGCTCCAAGGCCACCCACGTGACGCCGAGGTCATAGCCCGGAGTGACGACATGCTCGACCGCCGAATTCAGTGGGCTACGGGCATGAAAGTCCTGGATCTGTTTCCCATGGCAGAGCTTGAAGGCGTGGCCATGGTGGACGAGGCCACTACCAAACCCAGGGCCATTCGTGCCAGCGATGACCTACACCACGGCACCAAGACTGCCGAGCCAGGGCGCACGTGTAGCCAGTGTGATCGCCTCTCGGTCAATGGCATGTGCATGGCAGCTGAGGACAGTCAGATCCAACGACCTGCGGCCAACGTGTTGCGCCGGTGCAAGGCTTTCACGCCCTTGTGGGGTTCAGACGATGGACGCAATGCCGCTCAGTTGTGGCCTGAGATCGTGGGGGCCACAAATGATTGATGAAGCCACTTGGAAAACCATGCAGGCGATCAAGGCTCGCAGCGACCTGGACGCCGTGCAGCTGGCGGGCATTGAGCGGCGCGATGCCCTGATTCAAAAGGCCGCAACCGAGGGCCTGACACCTGTCGAGATTGAGCAGGCCCGCAGCCTGGAAGCCATCCAGCGCCAAGAGCAGGACGAGGCCGCAGCGCGCCGCGAACAAGCCGAAGACTGAAACACATCGAACAAGGAAAACCCCGCCATGCCATTCGTGCCTGACAAAGAACAAAGCCAACCCGTGGCCTCTGGCCGATTCGTGCCTGATTCCCCAGGATCTCAGTCCATCGATCAATTCCTTGATGCGCAGCAAAAAGGACAAACGATTGATGAATTCATCGGGGAGGACCCCAAGTCCAAGCAGTCCACCGGGCGCGGCATGGTGGGGATGATCTCGGATCTGGGCCTTTCCGTCTGGGAAGGAGCCAAGGGCACAGCTCGGTCCATTGGTGCGGCAGGCAACACCGTCAGCGGCGATCTCAAGGACGTAGAGGGCTACGCTGCCCAGCAACGTGCCGCAGCGGACAAAGGGCCTCAGGCCAAGCGGGATCTGTTGGACGAGATCGAGCGGCGCAAGCAGGCCGATGCAGCCCCTGGAGTCGTCTCCGCTGTGCGCAATGTCGGCGGTGCCATGCTGGACAACCCAGAAGGGGCCGCGCAGTTCGTGGCCGAGCAAGCGCCAAACTCTGCCGTTTCACTGGGTGCGGGTTGGGCTGGCGCAAAGGGTGGAGCCCTGGCCGGTTCTGCTTTCGGCCCTGTGGGCACGGCAGTGGGGGGGATCGGTGGTTTTCTGGGCGGCATGTTCCTGGGCAACTGGCTTCTGGAGACAGGCAGCAAGGCCATGGAAAAGGCCGAAGGCGGGTTTACTCAGGCAGAACGCAGCGAAGCCTTGACCGAGGGCGCGACCAAGGGCGCAGTCATCACAGGCGTGGACGCCTTGAACCTGGGCGTGGGTGGCAAGGTGGCCAAGAGCTTGAACAAGGCCGCCATCGAGGCAGGGGCGCGCGCTGAGGCCCGTGTCTTGGCCGATGCAGGCGTGGATCTGACCAGTCGCGCAGCCATCGAGAAGGCCTTGACCGAGCCCGCATTGCGCGAAGTCGCGCAAGCCGCAGGCAAACAGGCGGCCAAGCAGGCATCGACCCTGGGCAGCAAGGCCGCCACGGCAGGCACCGGCATGGCCATGGAGACCGTGGGCGAGGGCGCAGGGGAATACCTGGGCGAGTTGGCCGCCACGGGCAAAGCCGATGTCTATGACGCCGTGATGGAGGCCGCCGCAGGCCTGACCCAGAGCGCACCTGAAACCGCCTGGAACATGCGCAAAGCCAGTGGCAACAACCTGGACAGCCGAGGCATTACCCGCGCAGGCGCGCAGCCCGATCAGGCAGGTTCACCCATCACCGGATCGTTCACGAACCCCGCACCCGATGCCAACCAGGCAGGCCAGCGCATCGCAGCCGACCGGGCGCAGGAGCAAGAGCGCGCCGCGCAATCGGCGCAAGCGGCAGACCAAACCACGGGCCTGCCCCAAAAGCGCCCCGCTGAACGACTGGCCGAACTGGAGATTCAGGGCCAGACCATGGGTTTGACGCAAGCGCAGGTCTCGGAAAAGTTGGCCATCTTGCAACGCATGCAGGACGAGCGCAGCCAAGAACCAGGGCAGGGGCAAGGCCAAGCATTGCCCCAGCAGGTTGAGCAGCTGAGCCCCGCCGTGCAGCCAGGCCAAGAGCCTGCACCAGCCGCAGAAGCGCCCCAGCAAGCCGCGCCAGTCAACTTCTGGACGTTTGCCAAGTCCAAGGGCTACGCACCCGGTCAGCTTCGCGTGGGCACACCTGAGCACGCCGCGATCAAAGCCGAATTCGATGCCGCCAGGACTGCCGCTGCCGGTCAGCGCGCCTCCATCCTCCCCGGCATGGCCAGCGGCCAAGGCGCAGCGCAGTCAGGCCAGCCAGTGGCCAACCTGGCAGCCGCAAGCGCCCCGACCAGTGGTCTGGATCAGGGACTGCAAAACCGCGACCGCAGCCGTACCGCCTCCGTGGTGCAGATGCAGGACATTGCCACCCGCCCGGATTACATGCGCCTGGGCCCCAGCCGCAGCCCTGATGCAGGCGCGCCCATGGTGTTCGCCGTGGGGGATGAAATCGCCTTGCATGTGCCCGAAGGCAATGAAGGCCGCACAGACGTGGCCGTGATGGCAGATGGCCAGCGTGTGGCCTTCCGCTACGCCGTGGTGGACGCCAGCACCGTGCAGCCCTCCAACTTTGCCGATGGCACCCCCAACCCGCTTTTCATGGGCATCGAGCCCGGCACCCTCAAGGCCTTGAACAACGGGCGCACGGCTGGCCTGCGTGCAGCCTATGAGCGCGGCACCGCAGAGGACTACCGACAGGAACTCATGGCCGATGCTGCTGCTCATGGCGTGGCCATCGATGCCATTGCCCGCACCCCGAACCCCATCCTTGTGCGGGTGTACAGCGAGGCCAGCAACACCGCCGACATGGCTGCCAAGAGCCAAGGCCAAGGCCTGGGCATGTCTCCCGGCGAACTGGCCCGCCAGGACTCGACCTTGATCGACGCCTCAGTGCTGGCCGTTTACCAACCCGCCGATGTGACCAGCGCCAGCAATCGGGACTTTGTACGGGCCTTTGTCGGCAAGCTGATGACGACAGGCCAGGACGTGGCCGCCATGATGACCGCCGATGGCACGCTATCGCCAACTGGACGCCAGCGCATCCAGGCCGCATTGATGCAGGCCGCCTATGGTGACGCCGATCTGGTGCAGGAGCTTTTTGACAGCCTGGACACCGACATCAGGACCATCGGCGAAGCCCTCAAGGCCGTGGCTGGCGAGTGGGCCAATATGCGCGACTCAGCCAGGACTGGAGCGATCAACCCCGAGGCGGACATCACCGGCAACCTGCTGCAAGCCATTGGACTGATCCGCCAGTCACGCCAAAGCCGCCAGGCCCTGAGCGAGATCGTCAGCCAGCCCGACCTGATGACGGGCGAAGTGCCCGACAGCCTGACCGTGGGCCTGCTGCGCATGTTCCACACGGGCCCCAACCTCAGCCGAGCCGCTGGACGTGATCGCTTGGTGCAGGACCTTCGCAGTTACCTGAGCATGGCCATGGCCACCAGCGCCGCGCCCGACATGTTTGGCCAAACCGTGGCCCCCTTCACAATCGTTCAAGACTTAACCACCTCTGGAGACACCAATGACAAGACCGCAACCCAAGAAAGCCAAGGACAACCCGACAGCCGCCAGGCTACTGGGGGCCGTACTCAAGCAGCGCGCAGCGAGGCCGCTGGACCCGTCGATGATGGAGATGGGCGAGCAGCTGGAGCAGATCGCCCGGGAGAACCAGAAGCCACCCCATGGGCCGCTGGCCCCGGCCATGCGCAAGCTGCGCAAGGCGATGACGCCGCCCAGTTCCAACTGAGCGCACCTACCCCGCAAGCCCTGCGCGACATCGAGGCCCAGGTCACGGCCATTGAGCAGCGACTGGCCACTGAGCGCCAGCAGGGTGAGCAGCGAGCCCAAGCCGATGCGCAGCGCGACACCTTCACTTTGGCCGGCAGCGACCGCGCCGCCGATGTGGCCGCCGCCCGTGGTCAGCAGGACATTTTCAGCGGGCCCACTGAGGCGCAGGCTGAACCGGCAACCGATGCGCAGCCGAACAAGGGCACCGACCCCACGGCACCCGCTGGCCGCATCGAAGACGTGGGCCAGCAGCTTTACGCTAATCGCCGGAACTTCACCGGCAGAGGCCTCAAATGGGCGGACGTGGAAGGCCTGAACGACACCCTCAAGCTCAAGGAAGTCACCAAGGCCAAGATCTGGCAACGCCCGAACTACGAGCAGCTGGTGGCCGATGGCATGTCGCCCCTGTTGGCGCGCATGGTCAAGCAGGTCTATGACGGGATCAGCGCAGGCCCCTCCATCCGTGCCGGTACCGCGCCCTCGGACGAACAACTCAAGCGCTACATCGACACCCTGAGCAAGGTCCGTGAGGCCCTTTTTGCTTTCGTCAATGACCGCCAGGCCGTGACGGACTTTGCCGGGTCCGTGCTGGCACTCACCAAGGGCGGCCAGGGTATGGGCGGGCCGGTGGCGATCACTGACATGCTGCGCCAAGACGTGGACGCCAAAGCCGTGAGCGAGGCACTGATTCGCCGTGTGTGGCCCGAGGAATATCAGGGCAGCATGCGCCCATTCGCACGGGGCACCACCGCGCACCAGGAAATCAGTCTGCTGGGCGGCAACAAGGCACTGGGAGCCATGCAGTTCACCCGGCAGGACTTTGCCAAGTGGGCCGCCGACCTGGCCAAAAACTGGCCGACCAAGCGCGAGGCATGGCAGGTGCAGGGCTGGCGCGTACTGGAGCCTGGCGAGTACACCGCAGCCGGGCAAGAGCAGGAGGATGGCACCACCCGCATGAGCATCCGCCTCAAGGAAGGCCGCGGATCCTGGCGTGCCGTGTTCACGCCTGAGCAGTTGGCCCAGACGCCTTATCTGCTGGCGCAGGATGGCGGATTCAGCGCCTTTGCCTACGACACCCGCGAGGCCGCCATTGAGGCCGCCCGCGCCAAGGTCAAACGCGATGCCAGCACCGGCCAGGACATCCGTGGCACCAACATTGAGGACGCCGAGCGCACCGGCCCCGCACGCCGCCAGGAGGGGGAGGACATCACCGCGCAGCGCCTGATGGACGCTTTTGGGTTCAGGGGGGTCAACTTTGGGCGCGAGGGCTGGATCAAGCAGGCCGAGCGCCAGGCCTACCTCAACCAGGCCTTTGACGGTCTGCTGGATCTGGCCGAGGTCCTGGGTGTACCCCCCAAGGCCATCAGCCTCAACGGGGAACTGGGCATTGCCTTCGGCGCGCAGGGCAAAGGCAAGTTTGCCGCGCACTTCGTGCCTGGAGTCAATGAGATCAACCTGACCAAAACAAGGGGAGCGGGCACGCTGGCCCATGAGTGGGGGCATGCCCTCGATCACCATTTTGGCAAACAGGCAGGGCTGGCCAAGGATGCCGAGCCCTTCATGTCCGAGCACGCATACAAGGGTGACACCACCAACCGCATGACGTTTGAGGGCGGAAAGTACGTCAATCAGAAGGGTGTGGCCACCTTCGGTACCGAGATCCGGCCAGAGATCGTACAGGCCTTCCGCGCCATCCACCAGGCCATGACAAAACGCGCTGAGTCTGCCGGTGAGGCACAGACCCGGCGCAACCATGCCAACGAACAGGCCACCAAGATGCTGGACCGGTGGCTCAAGTCTGCGCGCCGTGTCATCGAGGGCAGCGCGGCAGACAACAAACAGGATTTGTTGACCGAGTTCGACCAGCATGCCGAAAAGCTCATGCAAGGCGACACCGGAGAAGGGTTTGAGCAAGCGGGCAAGCAGGTTTTCAGCGCCAGAGTGGCCGCCGTGCGTAACCTCATCAAGGATGCCACCGGGCGCACCTGGAGCCTAGATGAAACCAACGGGCTGGAGTCATCGGCCCGCTATGTGCGCAACCTGCTGGCCAAGAAAGACGCCGACACCACCCACGAGCCCCAGCTGGTGGGCACCCAGTACAAGGCCGACAGCGCGGCCATGGACCGGGCCAAGGGTGGCAAAGCCTACTGGGCAACGCCCACAGAGATGTTTGCCCGTGCCTTTGAGCTTTTCGTGCATGACCGGCTTTCGCAGTCTGGTGCACGAAACACCTTCCTGACGGATGCCGAAGAGCGCGCCAGCAAGCCCGCGCAAGTGGCCGACGACAGCAGCACCATGAGCCGCGCCAGTGGCGGCACCCGTGACCTGTACTTGTATCCGGTGGGCAAGGAGCGCGAGACCTTGCGCGAGGCCTTCGACGGGCTGATGGGCAATCTCAAGACCCGCGAGACCGGGCAGGGCGTGGCGATCTACTCTGCCAGCGACCGCTCAGTCCCATTGCCTGCGAGTGACTGGATCGACGTAGCGGTCATAGCCGATGAGCTTGAAAAACGCATCGGACAGTTTGCGCATCAGCCCCCGATTCGGATCCGGGACAGTGCGCTCGGGCTGATGCCTGGGGCACAAGATGGTGACGCCATTTCTGGTGCTGTGTACGACGGTGTGATCTACCTCTTCCGTGACCAGCTGGCCAGCACTGCCGAGGTTCAAAGGACGCTTTTCCATGAGTTGTTTCACTATGGGTTGAGGAAGATCTACACCAAGGAGCAGTTTATCGGGGAAATGCGCCGCCTGTACGACCAGGACGCCTGGATCAAAGCCCGTGCCGATGCCTGGGTGAACACCAGCGAAGGGGCCGCAGCCGCAAGCTTTGGCGGTGACGAATACGCCCTGGCGCGTGGGGTGGATGAGGCATTGGCACGCCTGGCCGAGCCCAATGCGGGCCAGTACACCAGAACCGACATGTACAGCCGGGCCGTGGTCAATGTCACCAACTGGCTGGCCAAACTGGCCGAGCGCTGGGGCTTCGACAAGTTCGCGGCCAAGGTGCGGGGCATCAAGAACGCCGAGGCCCGCAAGCTGATTGAGCAGATCTTCGGTGCCTTGCAAACCCGTTCAGACCTGGACCGGCGCGCATGGGATGAAATGGACGAACCGGCTTTCAGCCGCAACACCATGGGCAACCAGCCCCCCGCACAGATTCCGCCAGAGCAGCAAAACGCCTGGACCAAAGCCAAGGCCGCAGCCGCCAAGCTGACCAGCCCCGAGGCGATCAACAAGCTGATCTACGAGTTCCGGGACAAGTACATCGATCTCAAGAACCTGCGCGAACACATCAAGGCCATCGGTGGCACGATCTCCGACTTCAATGATGCGTACCTGGGTGAAGAACTGTTCCACAAGCGCCTGGCCAAGCGGACCGAGGACTTTCTGGACAAGGAGTTACGCCCGCTGCTGGCCGAGATGCGCGCCAATGCCGTGAGCCTGGCCGAGTTCGAGAAGTACTTGCACGCCCGCCATGCTCCCGAGGCCAACAGGGTGCTGGCCGAGCGCAATCCCAATCGCGCCATGATCGAGGCAGGCCGCGACCAGGCCAAAGCGACAGTGCGCGATCTGGAGATCCAGTTGCAGCGCGCCACGGCCAACGGCAGCGCCACCAAGGCCCTGACAGAAGCCCTGGAGCAGGCCAAGCAGGAGGCGTCTACCTGGAACAGTGCACAGGCCTTCCGTGGCGACGAAGCCGCCCGCCAGGCCCTGTCCGGTATGAGTGACGACGAGGCCAAGGCCTTCATCGACAGCCTGAACCCACGCAAGCAAGCCCAAATGCTGGCGCTGGCGGCCAAGGTGGATGCCATGCAGGCCAAGACCCTGGACACGCTGGAGGACTATGGGCTGATGGACAAAACCACGCTCAACGCCTGGCGTAAGACCTACCAGCACTATGTCCCACTGCACCGCGACGAGGCCCATGCCGACAGCGACAGGCACCCGACCGGGCAGGGTTTCAGCATCAAGGGGCAGGCGGCCAAGCGCCGAGTGGGTTCAGGTGAAGCCGTGACCAACATCCTGGCGCACATCGCCATGCAGCGCGAGGCTGCATTGACCCGTGGCGAAAAAAACCACGTGGTCAAAAAACTCTACCTCATGGCTGCCCAAAACCCGGATGACGAGTACTGGCAGATCGACGCGCCACCTGAGATCAAGACCATCGACTCGCGCACCGGCTTTGTCCGCACCATGGTGGACCCGGCATACAAGCACCTGCCGCATGTGGTGATGGTGCGCATCGGCGGGAATGACCAGGCCATTGTGTTCAACGAGCACAACCGCGAGGCCGTTCGCCTGGCGCAGGCCATGAAAAACCTGGACATTGACGATCTGCACGTGGTCCTGGGCCTGGCCGCCAAGGGCACCCGCTGGTTTGCCAGCGTCAACACCCAGTACAACCCGATCTTCGGCCTCATCAACTTTGCCCGCGATGTGCAGGCCGGACTGCTTAACCTCAGCACGACCGACCTGGCAGGCCGTGAAAAGGACGTGGCCAAGAAGATTCCGGCAGCCATGCGCGCCATCTACCGTGAGCGCAGGGGCAAGACCGCCACCAACGCGCAATGGACGAGCCTTTGGGACGAGTTTCAGGAGGTGGGCGGAACCACCGGGTACCGTGACATGTTTGCCGATGCCAAGGACCGCGCCAAGGCCCTGACGGATGACCTGCAAGCCCTGGAGCGTGGCGAGGTCAGCAAGGCCGCGCATGCCGTGGTGGACTGGCTGTCCGACTACAACGAGACCATGGAAAACAGCGTGCGCCTGGCAGCCTACAAGGTGGCGCTGGATCAGGGCATGAGCCGCGAACGTGCCGCCAGCCTGGCCAAGAATCTGACGGTGAACTTCAACCGCAAAGGCCGCCAAGCGCGCGAGATCGGGGCGCTGTACGCCTTTTTCAATGCGGCCATCCAGGGCACGGCACGCATGGCCGAAACCCTCAATGGGCCGATGGGCCGCCGCATCGTCTATGGCGGTGTCCTGCTGGGCGCTGTCAACGCCATGATCGGGATGGCGATGATGGGCGGTGGCGATGATGACGAACCCGACCGCTGGGACCAGGTGCCCGTGTTCATCAAGGAGCGCAGCATTGTGATTCCGCTGGGGCGTGAGGACTATCTGACCATCCCCATGCCGCTGGGTTTTCACGTGTTCCCGAACCTGGGCCGCCTTGCGGTGGAGTTCGCCTTGGGAGGCCAGGACAAGACCATGGGGCGGCAGCTGGGCAAACTCATGCAGGTGCTGGCCGATGCCTTCAACCCGTTGGGCGGATCGCAGAACCTCGGGCAGATGGTGGCCCCAACGGTCATCGATCCAGTGGTGGCCCTGATGCAAAACCGCGACTGGACGGGCAAGCCCATCTATCGCGAGAACAACAACCCGCTGGACCCGCAGCCCGGTCACAAGATGGCCAAGGACTCAGCATCCACGCCAAGCCGCGCCATTGCTGAGGCGATCAACAAGGTGACGGGTGGCACGGAGTACCGGCCAGGCGCATGGAGCCCGACCCCGGACCAGCTGGACTATGTGATCGGCCAACTGACTGGCGGCCTGGGCCGCGAACTGCTCAAGGTGAATCAGACCCTTGCGGCCACGGTCACGGGTGACGAGTTGCCACCCTACAAGGTCCCACTGCTGGGCCGCCTGTACGGCAACACACGAGGACCTGCTGGCCAGTCTGAGCAGTTCTATGCCAACGTGAAGACCCTCAACGAGATCGAGAACGAGATCAAAGGCCGGTACCGAAACGGCCAAGATGCAGGGGCATACCGCGACAGCGAGCCGCTTTCCTCACTGGTGCCCCTGGCCAATGCGATGGAGGGCCAGGTGCGCAAATTGCGGGAGATCCGCCGCAACCTCACAGAGCGCAAACCAGAGGGCTACCAGGAGCGCGTGCGCGAGGTTGACCAGCGAATTGGCCAGGCCATGGAGCGCCTCAATGCAGAGGTGTCCAAGGCGCAGAAGTGACCCCACAGAATTGACAGCTATGACCAAGAAAATGACCCCTCAACAGGAGCGCTTTGCCCTGGAAGTCGCCACCGGCAAGAGCCAGTCGGACGCCTACCGGGCCGCTTACCGGGCTGGGAACATGAAGGCCGCCACCATCTATGAGTCAGCCAGCAGGCTGATGGGCGATCAGCGGATTGCCACTCGCGTGGCAGACATCCGGCGGGCCGCTGCCGACCGTGCCGAGTTGGAGGCCTCGGAGTTGATGCGCGAAATTAGGCGCGTGGCCCTCTCGGACATCGGCGGGATCATGCACGTGGACGGGCGCGTGAAGCTGCCCCACGAACTGGACCCAGCCACTCGCGCCGCTGTGGCCAGCTTCAAAATCGATGAGTACGGACGCATCGAATACAAGTTCTGGGACAAAAACTCAGCCCTGGACAAAGCGGCCAAGATTCTGGGTCTGTACGAACTGGACAACAAGCAGAAGTCCGATCCATTGGTGGATCTGTTGGCCAGCCTCAGCGGCAATGTGCTGGGCCCTGCGCAAGGTCTTCCGGCACTTGATGATGACGAGCTTGATCGTGATTCTGGGGTCTTTGGCGTGGCGCGTACCTGAGCCCGAATATCCGTATGCGGATAGTTTGCGAATATCCACATACGGATAGCGATTGGTGATGCAATCGAGGCATTGAACAACTGCCACCAGGAGCACGCGCCATGAGCAATGTCCACCAACTTCACGCGATCAACCCCGAACGCCGCCAACAGGTCCAGGCTTTCTGTGCCGAGCAGGCTGGCCACTTCATGCGCCTGGCCAGTTGCCCAGATGGTGCAGCGGCGGCCCTGAGTGTGGTCATCACGGGCGACAACCAGGTGCAGACGAAGATGGCCGCCATCGAGCCAGAACATGCCATGGTGATGCTGGCAGAACTGGACCGGCTGCGCGTCAAGCTCACGGCCTACGTGGCAGAGCAGGCCCCTGAGCTTCTTCGCAGTGGAAGGCAGCCGGGCGACCAGGTGGTCCGGCTGGTCCAGGGCTGACGTTATTTTGCAGGAGCTGCTGGCGCAGGAGCCGCTGGCGCAGGAGTTGCTGGCGCAGGAGTTGCTGGCATAGGAGCCAAGCTGATTCGATCCCCGAACTTGGCATAGAGTGAAAAGGCACCCGTGATGACAACGCCAAGCACTACAGCACCACCCAAGATCAAAGTTTTCCAGCGCACCAGATCTTCCACTTTTTTCTTCGTCGAATCCGTGGAGTCCTTGAGCCCTTCGAGCTTACTTTCAAGCCTTGCCATGGTCACCTTGTTATCGGTGTCCATCTGATGCATAGCCGTGCGCAACTCCATCACTGCTTGAACGAAATGGTATTCGGGATGCCCATATCCAACAGAACGAGGTTCTGTCATCGGCGTTGCCTGAGGTGTTGCCTCAATAGAAGGCGACTTGTCTGCGCTCATGCAGAAAACTTCAAAGATAGCCACTCCCACATGTCGTTGGGACCGCGCCCATAGTAGGAGGATATGGGAGCCACAATCGCTGCGCCGACAAGCGATTTTTCGCCTTCAGGCTGACCTGTAACGCCAAGGTGCTTGCTCAACTCCGCGCTGGTACCTTGAAATGTCACAAGCCAGCCACGATCATTGGCTAGCTTGTGCCGATCATGCTCAGGAACACTCGACTCCACAGCTTGGTTTAGCGGATCGGTTGATTTGGCGAGAGGAATGACCATAAAGACAGGCATGCCGTGAGTGTATCACTGGCCATTGCGACCAAGTGAATGAGGGAAAGTTAGGCTTATCACTCAACGGATACCCAAATTTCCCTACTGCATCCCAGGGGATTGACCTTGCGGTTTTCTTGCGGTCACTTCCTGTATTTCGGGCCGAGCGATGAAATGATCTGTTGGGTGTTGTAAGCGAAGCCCGCAGCAGGGCGCTCATGGAATCCGACAATGGTTTTCACCACAGACGGGATGTTGATCGTGACAGAGTTCCCACCTGTAACGGTCGCTTTGTTTTCTCGTACTTTGACATGCATCGGGTTGGTGAAGTTTTTGGCTGATGCGAAAGCCTGATCGGACTGGATCGTAAAGAACGGGAATCCTTTTTCTGCCATGACCTCTGCGCATCGCAGCAGAGCCATTTCTTCCGCCTGATCTGGCTTTGTGGCACCGTCACCCCGAAAGCTGACCCGGTAGACATTCGCGTCCACCTGGATCTCTGAGAATCCTGGCCCTGCGCCTGTGGATGGTTTGTAGGTCGAGCATCCAGCCATCCATGCTGATGCGGCCAAGATTGCAAGGAGAGTGATTTTTCGCATACCGTGCCCTGTTGTGTGTTCCTGAGTCATTCACCATATATCGGGAAGACTTAGTTTAGGGCAGGTGGGAGATTTTCCCTATATGTCGGGAAAACCATCAATCACACCACACGCAGCTTTTGGCCAGGTCTTGCGGCAGGCAAGGCAAGCCGCAGGGATGACTCAGGAGCAACTGAGCCTGGAGTCAGGGGTACAGCGCAACTTCATCTCGTTGATCGAACTGGGGCAGAACCAGCCGACGATCACCACGGTCTACAAGCTGGCCCAGGCGCTGGGATGCGCACCCTCTGAACTGGTGGCAAAAGCCGAATCACTGAGCTAACGGCTCAGCGTTTGCACACTTCCACACATCGAAACACACCGATACAATAAGCGTGTTGATCGCACGTATCGGCGTGTATCTCTGAGTTCAAATTGCCTTGACATGGTGGGGGTCGCTAGTTCGAATCTAGTCGCGCCTACCAAATTCGG